CAGCACAATAGGAACTTAGGCAAAGCAAAGGAAACGAAAGATAAGAGCCCATCATTTGTCCATGGGTGACCTCACCTACAACTCTCCCTTTTCCTTCCACGAACTCGGCCCGTAACGAATCACAAGCGAGCTTCCGCACGATACCTGGGATGGACGAAGCCTTCGACAAGAGAGACCCCAGAATTGCTTCTGTGGCATCAAGTCTAAGCCCATCCGTTGCGTTAGTTAAATCGATTGAGGTTTGAAACCGATTAGTGCAAATTTTCCCTATTCTTTTCTCAGTCGGCGGGCCGACTAAAAGCCAATCTTTGGACGAGAGATGTCCATAGATCGCTTTATGTAGAGGTGCGAGTAAGTCATAATGGCAGCTGGGTATGCCCATGGGTCTGACCTTCCCACAAGTAGGTACTTCTTTGTAACGCATTTGCATTTCTGCCTTTAGGGCGCGTGGAAGCGGTCCTCCGCCGAGGACGGTGGCGAGAAACTCTTTCCGACTGCTTTTCTGACTCCAAAACTTGTCCGACGCTAGACGATCAAATCTAGCCGACGCATTAGGGACGAAAGATTGGCAGAAGGAAGGGTAGAGTGACTCGTCCCATCCAAAGCGGAAGTTCTTCCGAACGACCCTTCTACAGAATTCCAGGTATGCGGAACTGGAGGTAGGAGGAGAGTTTTGGCAGGCTCTGGCCATCCACTCTTGTTTGACGGGGGGGGGGGGGTGCTTCTTACAGCAGTCGTCCGGCAGGTTCTTCTTAATGGATGATACTGACAAAGCCAGCATCCACCTGTCGCGGCGACCAAGCCGACGAAGTATAGGGAGGCCCTCGTTCCAGCCGGTCTGGGAACGAGGGAAGGGGAGAGAGGCCCTATTGGGCCCGGGGGGGGAGAGGAGGAAGAGATGGTAACGATTGAGTTCGCTAGCACCCAAGTCCGGTAATTCACCCTTAGGAAGGGAGAATCTGATCCGAATGACTCGCAGTGCAGACTCGATCGTTAGCCTAGTACGGAGCGCGTTTCTCGCGCAGGAGCACCGTACCGTTGGGACCAAACCACTAGTGGATTTATTGGAACCCTGACGCCGACTACCCAAAGTCGGATCCATCTTCTCAAGTGTTCCTGTAAAGCCACGAAAAGAAGGACGAAGTGTATTTGCAAGGGAAACTTTGCAAATAGG